CGCTGGAATCAATGGCCCGATTACCTATGATTCGGACTTTACGCGATACCAGGGCATAGAGGAACGCTCAGAGGCAGATATACGGGTAGCACGACAGAATGACAACACAGCCAATAAACCGTTCTATTTTGCTATCGTTCCGAAAGCAGAAGTAGAGAGTACGGCAGAGGGTCAGAGGTGGAGATTGACGTTCCATCCTATTCCTGATGCTGCATACGTCCTGCGATACAGGTACAACCGCTCTCCTGAGACAATTGATGATTCTAACCCTTACCCCTTGGGTGGAGAGGTATTAGGAGAAGTGATCCTTTCAGCTTGTCTGTGGGAAGCAAATAAACGTCTGGACGATGGTAACAAGCCTACGTTAAAACAGGAGTTTGTGGAAAGATTGGTTGCAGCAGTCCACCACGATAGGCGACAATTTACCCCTGACTCATTGGGAGCCAACAGCGACCCGAATACCAATACGGACAACTATATGGTTGACCAAGGTACGGGTCGTCGAGATTTTTACTACGTCAAGGTAAACGGCGTAATACCAGGAAAGTAATATGGGAAACAATCATTACACAACAATCGCAGTAGATTTGGACTCAACTCTTGCGGATACTCCCGCAATTGCAGTAGGTCCGTTTGAAGCTGGGACAATTATCTGTCCTGCTTCTATGACAGGTCAAAACATCGACTGTTACGTTTCTCACGACGAGAATGGTGATTATCGAGTCCTTTATGACTCCGATGGATCAACTCAAATACAAATTGCGGGTGCAACCCAACAGGAAGCACAAAAAATTCCCTCCGCAGCGTTAGACGGAGTTATGTGGTTAAAACTAGTGCCAGCAACAAATGACATTGCTGGCGTCAAACTTACCTTTAATTAGGAGACTATTGTGAGCGGTCACAGAATTACAGCGGATTTACTAAAAGCGGATTTCGACCAAGCCGATCCCGGTGCTGGTAATAGCATTACTGCAACTGGCAACTGGACGATTGTTGAGTTGGTCACAGCCGCATCGGAAGCGCGTTCTTTGAAAGACCCTGTTAAATCAGGTCAGGTTATTATCCTTACCCTGAAAACGGACGGTGGCGATTGTGCTGTCACAGCCGATACCGCAATTAATACCACAGGAAACACAGTGATTACCTTTGGTGACGCTGGCGACACGGTAGTGCTGACAAGCATTCCCAATGGAACCAGTGGGTACAAGTGGATCATTACGGCGAACGACACCGCAGCACTTAGCTAACTATGGGTTATGGCAAAGCAACGTCAGCTATCCTTGTCCTGGCCCGCCAAGGGTTTGGACAAACGGGGTTCCTACGAACAGCAAGCTCCGTACTCCACACCGGATGCGCTCAACGTCTGGACTGATGACCGCTCGGAAGGGCGAGAGCGTGGTGGAAGCAGGCCGGGACTAGGCAAGACGTTTAGCCAGCAAATCTCTGGTTCGTCTGCCCGTGTACGTCTTGTGGACACGGTGCAGTACATCAAAGACAGTGTGCGGAAAGTCAAGCTAATTGCTTCCGCAGGCGGCGAGCTTTGGTGTCAATCTGACGACCTGAACTCCATGGCTAAAGTAGCCAACGGTGTTGACGGGTCATCTGGAACCCTTCCTACACTAGCAGACGCCGAACTGGTCTCAGCCCCTTTGCGTCAAAAGCTCTACATTGCCGACAACGCTGCGTTAGTAGACTCAGGTGAAGATGGAGTTTTGAATAGCGGCACAGTGTTTACTGCTGCTGACGGGACCAATTTTGGAACTCTTGGCGTAGATAAAGACGACCATTGTTTAGTCATTCTTTCTCGTGGTGCAGGAACAAACGAAGTACAAACTATTGCTGTGGACGGCACGCCTACAGGAGGCACGTTTTACCTTGAGTTCAACGGATCGCGTACTATTGATTTAGCGTACAACGCTGACGCAACCACAATTAAAAACGCCTTAGTCCAGTTGTCGTCTATCGGTAAAAACTCTGCTGGAGCCGATAACGTTGCGTGTGGCGGGGGTGCGTTGCCTGGGACGCCGGTAACCGTGACGTTTCAAAACGACCTTGAAGCACGACGAGTTCCGTTAATAACAGCGTTTAGCTCTGAGCTAACAGGCGGTGGAACCAACGAAGTCCAGACGCTTACTCAAGGTGCTACAGGCGGGACGTTTAACCTAAAGGTTATTGTTGACGGAGAAGTGGAAACTACTGCTCCTATTGCGTGGAACGCTGCTGCATCGGCGGTAGAGTCTGCTATAGAGGCGTTGTCTATTGTACCGTCAGGAGAAGCTAGCGGCGGTGGCGGTGCGTTAAATTCGGCACCTGTAACTATTACGTTTTCAGGCACTCTTGGCAGTCGAGACGTAGCAATCTTGGCAGTTGACTCTGCTGGCTTAACAGGCGGCACTGGGCTTCTGACGGTTGCTGAGACAACCAAGGGTGTAAACACTGACATACGTGTGTCTCGCTCTACCCGAGGTCAAACAGGACGAACTGTAACAGGTGCGTTTGAAATAGCTAGCGTATCTACCACTACTATCAATCTCGCCACTGCTCCCAATGCAGAAAACGTTACAGGGTTAAAGTACCGAATTGCCAGAACCATCAAGGTTTTTGATCCTTCGACAGGGAATATGTACCCGTTGTTTCAGGATTGGTTAAAGGGCTCTGTCCCTACAAACTGCACTACGATAGCAGCGTGGCGTAACCGACTTGTTTGCGTAGAAGCAAGTAACCCCCAGAATTTTAAAATGTCTCGACAAGGAGACACTAATGACTGGGATTATTCAGCAGATGACGCACAACGGTCCATTGTGGGTAGCCTCACATCGGCAGGTCAAATTGGCGAACCAATCATTGCATTGATACCCTATCACCATAATTGCTTGGTTATTGGGTGTACGTCTTCTCTTTGGATTATGTCAGGTGATCCAGCACTCGGAGGAACAGCAAGACGGTTAGACGACCAGATTGGCGTCCTTGGCCCTAAATCATGGTGTCTCACAGCAGGCGGGTACATGATGTTTATGAGCAAGGATGGACTGTACGTCATGCCTCCAGGGTGCGGCACGGCCCCAACTAGCGTATCTAGGGAGCTACTTCCAGAAGAACTGCTTAACATCGATACGTCTAGCAAGACCGTAACGATGGCTTATGACATGCGGTACAGAGGCATTCATCTGTTTATTCATGGTGGATCGAACACGTCTCATTGGTTTATTGACATTAAAACCAGAATGGAAAACGACAGAATAACAGCCGCATTTTGGCCTGTGTCGTATCAAGCTGACCACGTAGCGTCTGCGTGTCACACCCGAAGGGATTTTACATCCAACGAATCTCCTGTGGTGTTTGGGTGTCATGACGGTTACTTGAGGCACCTTAAACCTTCACTGGACGAAGACGATGGAAGCAATGCTATCAGTTCTCATATTGTATTTGGCCCTTTTGCTTTGGGCGATAGTTCGGGAATGTTTGAGGGAAAGTTGAGTTCGATATGTGCAGCATTGGGGCAGAACAGCGGAAATGTCACGTGGTCCGTTCATGTGGGCCAAACCGCCGAAGATGCGGTAGACGCCGCTGCGAGAGAGACAGGAACGTGGACCGGGTACGCCGGAACCGGACTTCAGTATCGGGCTCACCCCAAGGCTAGGGGTGCGTTTGCTACCGTTAAGATATCAAGCACGGGCACGTAATGGCTTTACGCAAAGACAAAATTCAGGCACTTAAAGACAGCTTGTGTTTGGATAATGTTGACCCATCTACAAGGTCTGCTCTTAATAACTTAGTGGACAACCTGATTCCGTTGTTTGAAGCAACAGCGTTACCAGAACTCGAAGGCATTAACACCGGACAAGACGAGCTTCCTGTAGAAGAAGAACCGGAAATGCCTATAGGTGAAGGCGAGCCGTTGTTTTTTGACCCGCTGGACGGGTTTGAAGACGCACCTCCTGGCGGCGGTGACGATCAAGGCGGTGGCGATGAAGGTGAAGGCGATCCGTGCGAAAACGCACAATTAACTCACGTAACGTTTTTAGCTAAAACTCTTGACGAAATACCCGCAGCAGAAAACGGAAACCCAGGCATAGGAAAAGTTGAAGAATTAGTAGTGGTTCAAGCAGATTTAGCTGATCGCAATAAATGCAAAGAAGAATGTAACGAACGGCACAAAGAAGATTTAAAACACGCAAGAGAAATGCTTGATGACGCTAAAACAAGCGCAACGTTTGATCCAATTACCATATTGGACGCAGAAACAGGTGTGTTTAAAAAAGTAGATATTCGTGACGAAGCGGTACAACATTGGGTCAACCGATTGTCAGAAATTGAACAAGAGTATCAAGATTGCGTTATAAATTGCGACGACAAACCAGATGCAGACGGCCCTAAAAAAACTGGGGCTGTGTTTATAGCCCAAAACATAAGCTGCGAGAAAATAGAAAAAGACACCACTGTAGTGGTTAGCGGCACCGTGGTATCTCCCAGAGAACTGGCTGAATGCGGCGAAGACAACCTATTTATTACCGTAGAAGTTTGCGGGTGTTGCGACGAATGATATTTAAAAAGAACAACCCAGGCTGTCCGTGCTGTGACTGTCCTTGTTCGTGCTACAAGTTTGACGATGACGCCACAGATTGTGCAGGAAACCGAGATTTAACGGCAACTAGTGCGGAGTATGTTGCGGGCAAGCTAGACAAAGCTGCCAAGTTTAATGGAGCGGCATATTTTGAACACGCTGACCATTGTTGTTATCGACTTGGCCCAGATGGAATAGCGGTGTGGTTTTGGGCTAAAGCTGACTATTCGGTATCTTATTCGTACGGTCTTGGGGCGTTTTTGCCTGAAGGGGTAATAATGAAAGGGTCAGCAGAAGAAACCGGAAGCGCGCCAAATCTTAAAATTGATTTTGATGGAGAGTGGGGGATTGTGTTTGATTTAGGGTCACCAAGCTCCGATTTTGTTGGAAACCTCTCGTTTCTTGTTGAAAATGGAGACGCTTCTGGTGCAAGGGGAAACGTCAACTTTATTGACAGCGGTTTAAAACCAGATTGGCAATTTTTCTATTTTTGGGTGTCAATAGCTGATGATAAAATGTACCTCAGCGTAGATGGTGCTGCTGCTAGCGGAATAAATGTAAAAGATTTAACTGGAACCCAGACGCTTACCAGCGACAAGCCCTTGCATGTTGGAGAAAATACAGATGGAAAGAAATTGGGAGAACAAACTAACGGAGGCGTAGCACGACCTATACTTATAGACAACGTAGGGTTTTGTCGGTCTATTAAGTCTAAATCTGTTATGGAGGCCCGAGCTAGCGAGCTTTACAATTCTGGAACTGGTTTAGCCTGCCCAAGTGGAGGGATGTAATGGCTTGTTGTGGTAAACTGCGTAAACTGGCTACGGAAACAGCCCGCTGGATGTCTGCGGGAAAACCATATCGCTCTGACCGCAGCATTGATGCTATATTTACCCATATCTGCGTACCTTGTGAGCATTACAAGTCAAAAACTGAGACCACTGGATCGTGTGGGGTCTGTGGTTGTGGTTTAAAGAAAGAGGGAAAAACCCTCAATAAAATAGCTTGGGCTACGGCCCATTGTCCTGAAAAGAAATGGTGATTTTATGGCAGATTATAATCTTCCCGCCCAAGGGATTTACGGACCACAATCAAAATCGCTGGCTGGTCGTTTGTCGGCCAACGAAGCATGGAGGATTCCGTACCGACAAATAGCAGCCCAAGACGCTCTTGGGCTAACCGAGGGAATTTCAGACATAACCGAGCAGTTTGGACGCCAGAGGCAGGAGTTAGCTCAGAAAACGCAAGACAGGTTTGGTGGGGGCCATGTAAGCGGAGGAACCTATGCGGCAGACCGAGCAGAGCGAAAAGCCAAAGAAGACCTAATGCACGCTTCTGCAATGCGGGGCTATGAGAGGGCTGCCCGGGAAGCTGACCAAGCGATGAAATTTCGTCAGTTTGACCTTACTCTTGGTCACCAAAGAGAAATGCAGCAGATGAACATAAATGCCCGAAACCAGCTTTTTCAGCTAGAATCGGCGCAAAGACAGCTAGCCCGAGATTTGAAAGAAAAACTCTTTTACGCAACAAATGACCTTCAAAAACAACGACTTAAGGATAGTGCTAATCAATTTGCTTCGCAACTTAAACAAAGGGCACGGGAAGCACAAAGACAGTACGAAATCACTCAGCACAAAATGGGCGCAGGTGGCGGCGGCAGAATGGGCGTTAGCTACTCTACTGGTGCAACTGGGTTTGAGGATCATCTTCGTAGAATGGGAGTAATGAGATAATGCCACGTTTTCGCGACGGACGAATGCTCTTTCCAAGATGGCATCGACGCCGAGGTCAGATGCACCCAAGGCTGTTTTCTGGACGCCGACCAAGGCGATGGGCACACGCTCGATTTGGGACGCAAACCAACCCTTACGGTGCAGCCGGTGGAGGAACAAGGCAGTTTCACGCCGGGATGTCTGGAGCCGCTGGTAGAGTTTATTCGCATATGCTTGGGCAAGCCAGAAGAGGCCAAGGTTTTAATTATGGACGCCTTACCGCTCCCAACCAAACACGGTCTAGCCGACAGCTTAAACATTACCGCAAAGGTCTTGCTGGAGCAGGTCGAGACGCTTACACAGATTCCATGGGGGGCAGGACTCGAAGTGATTTCGGCAGTGCTAGGGAGTTCAGGGCAGCAAGGCGTCAAGCCAGACGGGAAAGAAGTCAAGCTCGGCGTCAGTACGCTGGCAGCTACAGAAACCCCTACACGGGAACCTCTCGCAGACGAGTGACTACAATGAGCCACCAAAATCCTTACACAGGAGTAAGGATGCGTGGAGCAACTCGATTTACATCGCCGTTTACCGAGGGCATGAGAAACCGAATGAAGCGTCACACTAAACGCTACCAAGGTGCAACAGGCAGGTATCGATGGGGGCAGAAAAACCCAACTATGCAAACGCCAATACCGTGGTTGCCTGGAGGAAACAGACAGGTTCCATTAAGAAACCTTAGCTTAGGCGGTTACAGGTACATGTCACCTCGATTCCATGACCGCTTAGGTCAAGCTCGAAGGGGCCAGAAAACACTCACAGGGTTTATAGGTGGGCTGGGTCGCACGTTACAGGGATTGCGTGGGGCATACAGAAAAGGCCTCCAGTTTAACGTCGATCAAAACCAGTACAATTTAAATCGCGGATTAGGACAACAGAACATTGCCTGAAACCAGACTACAAAGCGACATGATTCAGAACATGGGTCGTTCAGCAAGAGCGGCCATGTTTCAACGTGCCCAGATTGCAGCAAACCAGCGTGACTGGCTTGACTACGTTTACGCCCGAGACAGCGGTGCGTTCCAACCTTCATACGGAGAAGGGTATTTCCACGAAGAATCAAGCCTCCAGCAGGCAAGGCAAAACCCTTACGCTAAATACTACGCAGCACAACAAGCTAAACAGCTTGCGTTCCAGCGTCAGCGGTTCTTAAACGCTCAGAGTTTCCAAAACAACTACATGCTTCAGCAGCAGAAGTTTATGCTTAATCAAGCTGCCGAAGAACAAGAAGCGGCACGAACTAAACAAGAAATGGACAGGAAGCTAGCTGTTGTCAGCAGCGAGCTTGATGCGCTAGAAAACAACCCAGAAGTAGACAAGAATAGCTGGGAGTACAAAGCTCGACGCCAGCAGCTTCTTGATGACCGATACCAACTAGAGACGGACCTAGAACGAAACACCCCTCAAGTTCACGAAGAAGATAGCGGGTTTAAGGATTCACAGGGAAACCCGATTATGTCTAGGTTTATAATTGACAAGGACGGTAAACCCATATACCACGTTCAAGGGAAAGACGTAGCTGCAAACCAACTTGAAAGAGACAAGTTTGAGCAAGCTAAAACAGACGCAGCCAGAAAAGCCAACATGGATCAAGAGCGGCTTGAGCTTGACAAGAAAAACGCTGAAACCGAAAGAGCAGCGCAGGTGCTAAAGCAAAAGCAAGACGAGCGTAAAGCGTCTGGTGCTGATCCTATAGCAGAAGCCAAAAAAGCACACGGAACCGCAGCGTTTAAATCGTTATTAGACGAACGGAAACTAGAAATTAAAGCAGAATTAGAAAGTAGCTCAGGTGACTTGGGTAAAAAGTATAGTAAGGCTAGTCCGTCACAACGGGAAGTTATGATAAATGAAGAATTAAGAAGGCGAGATGAAATGGAGTCTCCTGCTTACAAAGTAAGCGACCGCTCACCGATTCGTGGAACGCCAACCAAAGGCGAAGTAGAAGAAGAAGCAATGAAACGCTACGAACGCACGCAGCCCACCCCTGACGATGAATTAGACGACCAAGCTATGTATGAATCCCCGATGGACCCAGAGTTCTCGGATGAACAATTCGCTGGAACGGAACCAGCAGGACTTTACGACCCCACCGGACAACCACTCCCTATGGATGGTGGGATGTATAACGGATTAGCTTAATCAATGGGACGTTTTGTAAGAAACTCACAAGGGCAGACGGTCTACATTCCTGTAGATGCCGCGCCGATAGAAACAGTCAATCCCACAAGTCTTTCTGACCTTGCCTCGCCTATCTCTGGCATGGGTGTTGTTGACGACATTGAAGTCGAGCAGCCTGTAATCTACGACAGAGAGAATCTGCAATTTGAAAATCTGATGCTCACAGAAGAAGAAAATGAGCGGATGCGTCAGATGGAACGGGACAGGCGGGCACTGCAAAACTTAGGGATCGATGTCCCAGACCGTCCAGTTATGCAAGTCCAACCCAGACGGCCCCAAGATACCGCAGCAGGGCGTGTCGCAGAGTACAACAGGGCACAAGAGCAAGCAGCAGAGCGGCAACGGATTCAACAAGCGACAGATGATCGTGTTCGCAAAGAGCGTGAAAAACATCGACAGAACCGATCCCGCCGGGATGCAATGCTTAATTCTCCCGAAGCTAGGGAGATGGCCAGAAAGGTCCAGCAAGGACTAGCTACAGACGAAGACTTTAAGACATGGTGGGTCAGCCAGCAGAACGCTGATAACGCACACGCTTGGAATGTAAACATTGAAGGCGATGCGTACCAACAGCTAACAGCACAGCTAAACCAAGACAGCGTATCGTCTCGCATGGCAGGCGACTTATCTGGGAAGACAAAAGAAAGAGGTGGTCTTGGTGGCCTTATGGGTGGAGACCCGTACCCAGTAGCTGACCCAGAAACAAGAGATGCGTTGCTTGCTGAACTAGAAGCTGAACACAATCAGCGAGAACTGGAAAAACAAGCTCGTCTTCGGACCAAGCACATGCCAGGGCATCGCCCAAGAGAATACACCCCCAAGCCATTTGATCCCAATTCATACGAGACATTCAATCGTTTAAAAGAAAGAATGAGGTCAATAGCTGCGTCCGAGGTGGTGCGTCACAAAGAGGTTCGACCTATTGGCACCGAGGCGTTTCCAGGGCAAAGCGGCGAAACAGCAATAAAAACAATTTACTCGGACCCTGAAGCTGAACAGCAAAAGGCGTTAGAAGCGTATTTAAAATTAAACGCTCGCGGATTTGCTGATGAGCAAGTGTCACCCGAAGATATAACAAATCTGGCACAAACGGCCCGATCAGTTGCAAATGAACTGATACTTCGCGTAGAAGGAATTCAAGACGCCGATGAACGGCAACGTGTGTTTCATCAATCGTTAGACAATTATCTTGGCAGCGAACACAACTTCCCAGCTCTTACCCCTGAAGTAAAAGACGAGTTGTTTGGCCGTGGGGTAATGGCAGTGACGGCGGCGAGAAACGATTTGCGTGACGCTCTTAATGAATTAAAAAACGTAGACCGTACATATCGCTTTGAATCCGAGGTAATCAAGCTAGACGTTGACACTGGCAACGACAAAAACCAGCTAGGAAAAATATCTAGGGTATTTGGTGTTGATTTATTTGACAACATAGACCACGGAAAAGCAAAGGAGCGGCAGCGGGCGGCGTTAAATGAACGCCAGAAATTGATGGAGCGAATATCATTAATTATTCAAAATCAAGAACTGCCCTCGGCAATTAGAAAGCAAGCCAAAGCAGACTACATAAGACTTTTTAACGAGCATAAGCAATACGACAGTAGCGTTAATTACGACACAAATGTTAAGACGCTTGCATCGCAAACAGGCATGCCAGAAAGGGAGGTGCGAAAGAAATTTTCACCAGAAGAACTTGGGCATCATTATAGGACTTTAGAATTAAACGCTAGTGCTATTCAAGAAGCCGAATTAGAAAAAATAGCTGGATGGATCGGCAAGGGCGCGTTAATAAGCTACGCATTGGCTCCGTTTTACGGCGTAGACGAAGCAAGCAAAAAAGTCGGAACCGTACTTCTTACACCGTTTTCTGCTGCGGCTCACGGAGCAGTTAGGACTCTTAACGGTGCAGTAGGAATTGCAGCGGCGTTTGATCCTTCGCTGACAGGCACCGCTATTACGATGCAAGACTTTCTTGACCTCAACGCAGAGGCAATGAGTCGCCTTGAAAAACAAAGATTTGGTGATTGGACAGGCGAGCGTCTTGGTGGTATTCGAGAAGCTGGTGCATCGTTTTGGCAGTTAATGTTTGCTGGAACGATGGGTCTAGGAATAAAAGGGGTATCTGCAGCTTATGGATTAAGCGAGTTTGGTGACGCCCATACTAGAGCAAAAAAGATGGGTTTGTCAGACGAAATGGCGTTTGCGCACGCTACGCTGTCAGGTCTTGCCGAAGCCGCCCCGCAGTTACTTCTTCCGGGTTTTAATAAATACGCTGCCGTAATGGCCCGAGGCGGGTGGCAGCGAGGTGTTGCAGCAGCCACAAAAAGATACAGAGATTTTCTTGTTAAGCAATTTTTGCCAACAGCAGGATCGGAATTAGCTCAAGAAGGACTTACCACATTTCTTCAGCTATTGTCTACCGGCTTGTTTATGACCGATGACGTTAAAAAATATCTAGGGGACAACCTGGGTGCCGCACTTTTAAAAACAGCCGAAGTTACGCTTTATATGTCGTTTATGGCCGCTGGCGGTCAAGCGGCACAACAGAAACGGACACCTTTTGCAGATGCCGCTGCGTTTATCAACGCTACTAGGGCAAGCGTTGGTGAAGCGTATGTAAACCTGGATGCGTTAGCCGATGCAGTTGATGAGTCTGGTTATGTTGACGGTGTAAATTTAGAACAAATACACGGATTAAACCCTGCCGCAGCTAAAGAACTTCAACGGCGTGGTGCAAGCAGAAACATGGTCAGGCTTTTGCTTGGGAATAAAATAGCTGACAAATTAACAACGCGAGAAGCCAGAGACAGATTTGCTGCGTTGCTTATAGACCACGCTACGACAGCAGGAGAAACTGCAAGACAAACGATTCGTGAAGAACAAGGTACGCCCGAGCCCTTTACTCCAGTTCAAGTGCGAGATGGTCAAGGAAACATTCACACAGTAAAAGTTCCAGGGGTTGTTAGTGAAGAAGAAGCTCGCGCGTGGATAAACGAGTATGTAACGGATTCACGAGGAAATAACGTCGAAATAGTACAATCGCCTTCAGGTGACAAGCAACAGACAGAACAAGATTCGTTTAAAGCAAAGCCCGAAGAACCGCCCATTGCTGACGAACCCGCGCGTGAGGCAGAACCGGCAGCGGAACCTGATCCCGTTGTTGAGCCAGAAGTTTCTCCTGAAGTGGAAGAAGGCAGCGAACTGCTAGATGAAATTAAATCGTTGCAAAAGGATCAAGACGAAGAAGTTAAGGCGTGGAAAAAAAAACAAAGACGCGAAGGGGGGAGAAAAACTAGCGTAAGCGGTAGCACATTACAGCAAAAATTACGGTCGGCGTTAAAGTTAATTGGGATTACAACAGAGCAAGCATTGGACGGCAATGTGCTGTTGAGTGCGTATCGCCAAAAAGCAAGAAGCACGCATCCTGATAGCGGTGGAACGGCAGAGCAGTTCAAAGCCGTTCAAGATGCGTATGATTTATTGCAAGCGTTTCCCGCAACAATAAGACGAAGTGCATTAAAAGCTCGTCACAAAGCGTTAAAGAAAGGGCAAAAAGTTTCGCCCGTTAAAACGCCTACGCCAGACGCTCCCACAGAAGCCCCTGCTGACGCATTGCCAGAAGCCGCCACCGAAGCACCAGCAGAAGCACCAACCCCCACTGAGGCTGCAACAGTAGAAGAAAGTATTGCCGCCGAGGCTAACGTAATACAAAACGAAACCGAAGGAATGGAACGGCGGGAGCTATACAAGTATTTTGAAGAAACATTGAGGAATGCGTGGTTCGACCGATATTGGGATGCAGTAGCTAAACTGCGTGGCAAAGAGCGTTCTGACAAAGCAAAGCAGCTTGAAGCCGAAACTAAATCCATACCCCAAGCAAGAGGCCACGAACAGCGATATTGGGCTGCAAGAATAGCGTTTATTAAGCAATTGGAATCAGACGCAGCGCAAGCAGAGCGCACGCAACTCGCGGCGTTAGAGGCAATGTCTGAAGGCGAGCTTCGGGAATTAGCTAAAGAGCGAGGATATGAAAATTATTCTCAAAAAAACAAAAAGGGTTTGATACATCTTCTTACAAAGCAAAAGCCGCCCCTTGGGTCAAAAGTTGAGGGGTCTAATTTGTTTCGCGGAGAAATGGTCCCAGAAGGTGCTGATCGCCCAAACATTGCTAGGCCAAGGAGTATTTCCGACGTTACTGGCATGACACCAGAAAAGGTCGTAGAAAAGAAAAAGGCAGCAATAAGAGAGATTATTTCACTAATACGCCAATTAAAACAGCAGCTAAAGGACGCAGGCGGCATAAACGCCGATTTTGACGTAAGGCAAAAATTACTCGACGAGATTCGAGGCGAAGAAAATAATTTAGACTCTCAGGAAAGAACTTTAGCGAAATACGAACAAAGGGTTATAGACCAAAAAGAAACAGAAAAAGCGGCTGAATTACTAAGCGATTTAATTTATCTATCCACGGGAGACACAGCATACAATTACGCGATGCAAAGAGAGGCGTATTCTGGCAGCGAAGCGTCTAGGGAAATTCTTTTAGGGCCTACTCCAGAGGGCTATAACCCGTCAGTTATATCTTACGATATTAAACCGCACAGACAGCTAGATATAACTGGGATGCGTTCTGCTGAAGAAATTTTAGACTCACTTGATTTCTCTCGAAAAATTAAAGAGGCAATTTGGGATCGAATCGGTGATGACGAAGCAAGTCCGTTTAAGTTGCTTAGAGGCAAGGCAGGTCGGTTATTTGTTGACGCGCTAAGAAAACGTGGCGTTCAGTCGGTTGTTTATTCAGAAGGAAGCGATACAAATACAGCCATTTTAGACAAATCTATTGCTACGAGAGGCGAAGCAAAACCCGCTGCGGAATTTACCCCTACTAAGGCTACACCGGAAGTAGCCCCTGTAGACACCGCAGAATCTCTTGACGGTAAAACAATCCCCCAACTTAAAGCCCAATTAAAAGAAATGGGCGTCAAGGGTTACTCAGGCAAGAACAAAGCAGGGCTTATCAAGATGATCCTTGAGGCCCAATCTCCCGATAAAGGTACATTGGGAACCGTGGCTGACGAAAAATATGTTTTTGAAAGGTTAGGGCCGGGACACAAAAAGTTCAGCGAAGCACTTGACGAGCTAGTAGAAACAGACACTATTTTTCAAGAAGACGCTGATTTGTTGCGCAGTCTTTTTATGGACACCAATGACAAAACATTTCTTGAATTTGACATAGAAGTGTCTAGCCAGTTAGACGTTGCCGGTGCAATACAGCACGGTAAATATCGGCCACAGGGAGGCGTTGGCATATTCTTAAGAAAAGGCTTAGCCAAGGAAACGCTTGATAAGGACAGTTGGTGGAGTCGTCCTGATATTCAACCGTCTATAGTTTTTCTGCATGAATACGGGCATTTTGCACATGAATTTGTGTTAAATGATTACGACAAAGATTTAGTGCTAAAGGTTTTTAGCGACACAACAAGAACGCAACGCAAAAAGTTTTTTCGTGAAGGATTATCGCCTGACGAAGAAGGATCAGCGTATTTTGCAAAAAATGAAAGAGAATTTTTTGTCCAAGCGTTTGCGGAATATGTAATATCAAAAAGGGCTCCAGACGCCCGCTTAAAACCGCTATTAGAGCGAGTGCTTGATAAGTTTAAAAAAGCTCTTGATAAGGTACGAAAACGAATTGCTCCAAGCAGTTTTGGCAAGCTAGAGCTATTGTTTGACAGGATGCTGGCAGGCGACCCCACCTTAACCAAAAAAGCCACCACCCCCACTGAGGCAACGCCAGCAGAGCAAGAGGTAGCCAGTGTACCTGCTGATCCAACCACGTTTGAGGTAGGGCCAGGGGCAAGAGAAGATGCGTCCCGTCCTATTTTCAAGCCGAGAACAATGACTCCAGAGCAGCAACGAGAGTTATACGAGTTCTCTCGAAAGCCTGGAGTTAGATTAAAGGACATTACTGATAAGTACGATGAAATTATGGGCACAACGCCCGACGAAAAAGCGGCTCGGAGACAGCAGGCATTTGTTTTATATGGCGAGTCGGAAGCAGGAAACTGGGCTAGCGGAATTGACAAAGGAACGACGGTTGGAACTGTAACTAAGGACGGTGGGTTAGTTGAAAGGCACGGCGGCTCAGGGCGATCAAACACGCCGTTTTCTGCCAGCGACCCAGATGCCGCAATTGTTAACAGGACAGGAAAGGACAGAAAAGAAAAAGAGAAAATGCTAGAGGTGTTGTACCCAGGAGCTAGGTTTAGGGAAGGGATCGCAACAGGCTTTAGTAGGCAAGGGACTGTTGGGGTTCCTGTAACAAAGCCAGCCGCCCCCGTAACGCCGCAGGTGGCCAGTAAGGCAAAGCCTGTCAAGCAGAAGAAAACTCCACCTCCACGCAGAGCGACCCCGCCTCCGCTTGGCCCACCTCCCCTGCAAACACCAGCAGAGAAGGCAAAAGAGCGTCTAAAAAAAGCCCTTGATGCAAAGCGAAAACTTGGTGCTGCATACAACCCAAAGAAAGAAGCGGCTGAAAATATAGAAATTCTTAAAGCACTTGGCGAGTATCTGTACGAAAAAGCCAAAGAGCTTGGAGGATCAGTTAAGGACGCCGCAACACAACTTTACAAGGACTACAATTTAAAACGAGGCGATGACTCGGTATTCGACAAGCAAGTGTCGTCGGCCATTCTGGAAACCAACCAACGTCTCAAGACAGACGAAAAACTTGAAGCGTTAAATAAAGAGTACGAAGATTTGCATGAAACACTTGAAACTAAACGCAACGCATTTTATATAAAAATTCCTGGGGCAAGTCTTGCCGGTCAAACTTTGTTGTCTGCGTTCAAAATGGTTCAAAAAACGTATTTGCAATACGGCGATATTCTTGAGCAAACCGGCGAGGCTGGAAAGCGTATTGCTATCACTATGCGAAACGCATCAGACAAAATAGGACGGTTTCTTGGCGAACTACAACCCGCTGTCATAGACGCACATAAAAAATTCC